TTCCATGACGCTGACCCAGTTGCAAGCATTGAGCGGTTCGCTGACCGTCACGATTGACGGCGTTGTCAAAACGGCTGCATCAATCAACCTGTCTGCTGCTGCCAGTTTCAGCGCTGCGGCCACAACCATCGGCACAGCGCTGACTGCTGCGGTGACGTGGGATGCCCAGCGATATGCTTTCGTGGTGACATCGGGCACGACTGGCGCATCCAGCACGATCACGGTTGCCACCGGCACCCTCGCTGCCGGGTTGAAACTGACGGCTGTGACGGGCTGTGTGCTGTCGCAAGGTGCTGTGGCCGCTGTCCCCGGTACGTTCATGCCCACGGTTGTTGCTCAGACCCAGAATTGGGCCACGTTCACAACTCTGTTCGAGCCTACCCTGTCGAACAAACTGCTGTTTGCTGCATGGACCAATGCGCAGGCTTTGCGTTATGCATACGTATGCTGGGACAGCGATGCGCAAGCGGCCACGTCTGGCAACACAGCTAACTTCGGTCAGCAAGTCAAATTGGCTACGTATGAGGGCGTGATCCCGGTCTATCCTGCATTGGACAAGGCCGCTTTCATCTGCGGTGCTGCTGCATCGATTGACTTCAACGCAACGAATGGCCGCATCACCTTTGCATTCAAGGGTCAATCTGGCCTGACTGCTGATGTGACTGACGCTGACACCGCCAATAACCTGATCGCAAACGGGTACAACTTCTACGGAAGCTATGCGACGGCTAACGACACGTTCACATTCTTGCAGTCCGGCCAAATCTCTGGCAAGTGGAAGTGGATTGACGCATACATCAATCAGATTTACCTGAACAGCCAGTTGCAGCTTTCAGGCATGACGCTGCTGTCTCAGATCAACTCATTGCCATATACAACGGCTGGTTACGATCTGGTCCGCGCCGCATTCACTGACCCGATCAAACAGTTTGTGAACTTCGGCGGCATCCGTGCTGGCGTGCCATTGAGCACATTGCAAGCGGCTGAAGTCAACACTGCTGCTGGTCTGGCCATTGATGGCATCCTGACAAACGTCGGGTACTACTTGCAGATCCTGCCTGCCAGCGCTCAGGTACGCGGCAATCGCGGCACGCCTCCATGCAACCTTTGGTATACGGACGGCGGCAGCATTCAAAAGATCACCCTGGCCAGCATCGACGTGATGTAAGGAGATAGATAAATGTCTGATATCACCAGCGCTAATAGCGTCTTCACTTTGGTCTGTGCTCAGGTGTTCCCTGTGCCTGTGCAGCTTCAAGGCTATGCAGTGGATGACGCGTTCACAGTCGAGTCTGTGCCGTTGTCCGAGTCGTTCATGGGCGTTGACGGCAAGAAGTCGCAGGGCTACACCCCCGCGATTGTCCCCATGTCTGTCAACCTGATGCCTGATTCGCCAAGCATTGCAGTGTTCGACGCCATCGCGGCTTACATCAAAGTCACGCGCTCTATCCCTGAGATGTCCGGCACGATCACCCTGCCGTCCACCAGCCGAAGCTACACGCTGACGAATGGTTCGCTGAAGGCTTACAAGCCCTTCCCTGATGCGAAGAAGGTTCTGCAATCGCAGGCCTTCGGCATTGATTGGGAGTCGGTCGATATGGCGGTGATCTGATGGCACGTCGCAGCAAGACACATGTGATTGATGACCCCGCAAGCCGGGACCACGGGCGGCGCTTTCTGCTCACCGAGATGGATGCTTATTCGGGTGAGCGTTGGGCAATCCGTGCCGTGCTGGCTTTGGCAAAGAGCGGCGCTGAGATGCCTGCTGATGCGTCTACCGCTGGCTGGGCTGGGCTTGCATCGGTCGGCATGAAGGCATTGACTGGTTTGTCGTTTGAAGACGCTGAACCATTGCTGGCCGAGATGCTGCGCTGTGTACAGATCCAGCCAGACCCGGCCCGGCCTGAATTCGTTCGTGCATTGCTGCCTGACGACATCGAGGAAATCAAGACGATGTTGCAGCTACGCATGGAAGTGTTCAAGCTGCACGTTTCTTTTTCGTAGGCCGTCGCTCTCCCCGTTACAGCCGCATAAGCGACGGCAAGAGCGGCCCTAGTCCGATCAGCTATGTGAACGTGCCGCCGGTGATTGGCACGATTGTTTCGGCGGATCTGGCGAGGCTGCATGAGTTGCAGTCAGTCTATGGCGTTGAGGATGCGTACAATCTTTTGGAGATAGTCGCAGTGGATCGCTACAACGAGGGCTTAGCGCGTGGCAACAATCATTGATAGCCTAACGGTCATGCTGGGCTTGGATTCGTCCAAGTTCAAAAAAGGCATGGGCGAGGCGAACAACGAACTCAAAGACGCCGAGAAGCAGACGCAGAAAACGCAAGCGGCTGTAAGCAATCTGGCTAAGGAGTTCGGTAGCTTCCTGGCTATCACGCTGGGCGCAACTGGTATCGGCGAACTGGTCATCAAGCTGACCCAGACAAACGCGCAATTGGCGCTGATGTCGCGCAACCTTGCGACAAGCACTCAGACGCTACAGGCTTGGAGCAATGCATCTGAGCAACTAGGCGGCGATGCTAAGGCCACACAGGGCACATTCTCGCTGCTGTCAAAGTCAATCACGGAGATGCAGGTAACGGGCCAAACGGCCATCCTGCCTTATCTGCGTGCGCTTGGTGTGACGCTGGCCGATGCTTCAGGTGCTGCCCGCCCCCTTGATGATGTATTGCTCGATCTGGCTGACAGATTTTCGAGCATGGATCGCCCTACGGCGTCTAATCTCGGCGCAGCAATGGGGATTGACTCAGGCACGCTCAATCTATTGCTCGAAGGCCGCAAAGCAGTCGAATCGATGCTGGCCACACAGAAAGCACAAGGCCTTGTCACAAAGCAACAAGCAGAGCAAGCACTGAAGCTACGGGCTGAATGGATGCTACTGACGCAACAAGGCGTTGCGCTGGCCAATCAGGTGTTGGGTGTGCTCACCCCCGCCCTGTCAAACATGGTTACTTGGCTAAAGGAGAACCAAACATTGGTTCTTGCTGTGGGCGCTGCGTTCGTTGGGTGGCTGGCTTGGACGAATCCTGTCGCCGCTGGCATCGCATTGGTGGCTGCTGCATGGACTGCCCTTGTTGATGACTTCGAGACATGGAAGAAGGGCGGCGCGTCTCTTTTCGACTGGTCATATTTCCTTGATGGGGTTGACCTTGCCAAAAAGGGGCTGGACGCTGTGTCTGACGCTGTAGCGCGTCTTTGGGGATGGTTCACCAAACTATCAGGCGTGCAGTGGCTGAAGCAGAAATTCGGCATTGGCATGGCTCGGATTACAGGCGATACCGAAGCGGAGGCTAGGATTGAAGGCAGCGCTGCGCCAGCATCTGGCGTGGCATCATTGCCGCGTGGACTGAGGAACTTCAACCCCGGAAACCTGAACTTTGCAGGCCAGACCGGCGCATCAAAAGAAGGCGGCCCGGGCGGACGTTTTGCCGTCTTCCACAGCATGGCTGAAGGCATGGCCGCGCTTAACCGTCAGCTTGACTTGTATGCTGGGCGAGGCGTCAATACGATTGAGAAGATCGTGAAGACATACGCCCCAGCAAGCGAGAACAATGTGGGAGCCTACATATCCGCTCTGGCTAAGGTGACTGGGCGAGGCGCGACCGATACGCTAGGCCCCGCTGATCGGTCTAACCTGATCCGAGGCATTGTTGAGCATGAGAATGGTCGAGGCGCATGGGATACGGTTCAAATGGCCATGGGTGGATCAGCTCGAGCTGCATCATCATCCCGCACAGTTAACAGTGACGTTTCAATCGGCCAAATCACAGTAGTCACACAAGCGACTGACGCCAAGGGAATAACCCGAGACATCGGGGGTGCGTTGCGTAATTACGGCCTGACATTCCAAGCAGATACGGGGCTTGACTGATGGCAAATGGTATCCCCGCCCTCCCCGGTGTTCCGACTGTAGGCACGGCGCTTAAATCAGGCCTGGGCTATGCAGAGGGAAAGCTGTGGCAGATCATCAAGGGTCAGCAGACTTGGGGCATCTTCAACGCCAAGAATGAGGCCATCTGCAAGTTTGATTCTGTCGTTGATGTGGGCTGGCGCAATGATTCAAAGATCACAACGGCCCCAGTTCAGGGCGGTGCGTTCGCGTCTTACAACAAGGTACACAGCCCATACGATGCCACGCTGAGGCTGTCTAAGGGTGGCAAAGAGGCAGACCGTATCGCATTC